CCAATATTGCATACTGTTTAAAAAATTAAAATTTAACATCTTCTTTTCTTCCCATTGAGTCAAATAAACAGACATATGGTATTTGTCTGAATACATGTTTTTCTATATCATGTGGATATATATAGCCGTGATTGTAACTATAAAACCACCCTATAGGAAAATACTTCATTCTTGCAACACCTTTGTGTTGGAAGAAATTATCTATTCCCCTGTAGTACCATAAGATTTTATCTAAGTGTGTTTTAAAATATAAAGAAATATTTTCTTTATCTAAGTTATCATTCCATCTAAGAATACTAGAATTTAATTCTGTATATCTATGAGGAATATGATTGGTTTCCTTCTTCATCTTTTCTAAATCATGCCAATGTGTTTGTCCAAACACTAGACAATCTTCAGGATCAAAGTTTGCTAAGTCATCTATATCTTTTTGTATAATTACATCTAAATCAAAGAATAGATTTTCTCCTTGTTGTCTAACCACATTATCATCGAATAGATACATTTTATTCCACCACTTCTCTAAGGTATTATTCTTAGGTAATGGAATAACATTTATATCTTTATCTAATCCTTTAGGATTTTCTGTTAGACAATAAAATGTAAAATCGTAAGATAAATGTTCCTTACAAGATTCTAATATCTTATTAACATGGGCAGACGAATATTTCGTCCCATGTTTAACAGTATAGATATTTAGATATTCTATGTGCATATTATTGCCAATGGTTTAACAACTGAGGATCTACCAATTTATTTTGTTTTACATGCCCTCTACCCTTAGTCATTTGTTTAGGTAGTAAGTCAATATTAAAGACACAAAGGATTGGTGTTTCCCTATAAATTTCTGTTTCTAAATCATCATCTTCCCAACTTCTTCCTCTATTGTAAGAGTAAGCATAGTCTGCTGGGAAATGATCCCATAATTTTTTACCCCAATCACCCCATCGCCAGGAGTGATAGTTATCTGTTCCGTCTGTATATGTGAACCATATTTTCTCTTGATGTTCTAATACATCATGCCATATACATTCTGCTTGATCGTCGGACCAAACTTGGCAACTGCCATTAGTATATGCTCCATGAGATAATTTAAATCTCCGCGTCTTCATTGGGCGCGGGTCTTGCCACCAGCTTCTTAACTTAGTTGGTCTTTCCATATTATAGGTAAGTAAAGGCTCTATATCATTTTGTATAATAATATCTAAGTCAAAGAATACAAAACGACCTGTAGGTTTATCCTCAGCAAAGTTATGAGTATTGAATACCATTGTCTTTGGCCTATCCCAACATCTTGCCATACCATATTTAAAGTCGTCTTTTTGAAACCAATACTTAGGATGTATGTTAGGTATATCTGGAAAAGGAATAACCTTTACATCATCATCTAAACCTTCAGCATCATCAGTATAACAATAGAAATGGAAATCATGTTTAGGATTACAATTCCTTTTTGCCATATTTTTTAATTTGTTTACAAAATGAGGACCATATCTTGTGCCCCATTTAGAACATACTATATTAACTCTCATAACTTGCCCTTGCTATTACATAATTATTGCCGTATTGCAAACCTGCATCTGCTAACCAACCGGTTACAGCGATACATCTATCTTCAAAATTATCTATTTCCGAATGAATAATTATTGTTGAAAATTCTTCTTCTGCTACTCTTTTGACAAACTTTCTCATATCTAAATGTAGTTCTGGTTTATCAAAAGTACCTTCGATCACAATTCCATTTTTTATTTTTAACATGTTCCACCTTGTTCATTATGTATTACTAACGGATTTAACTTTAGTAAATTATTAAAATATCCTTTATAAAAATCATTAGTAAAAATATCTTCTAATGTATGATTACTAATATTGTTCTTTTCCCAACTATACATCAACTCTGTTTTATGTTCTGGAGAGTTATTTGTAGTTATTAAATTTAATGCCACATGCTTACAAGGGAAAACATTTCCTGTTGCGCTTAGATAAAATTGGTTATTAACTTTACCTTCACAATGAACATGTGGTGCAAATTTTATTTTTCTCTCTGTATATATGTCGTCTTGTTTGACTGTTTTTAGAGTGTCCAGAGAGATAAGATTATAGTCAGGCATTTCCTGTTTAATTACTTTCTTAAGAGGTTTCTTTTCTTCTACAACTTCATTATTATAAACGAAACCTGTAAACTTATATTCTTGAGATAACTCTTTAGCTTTTGTTACATCTGATTCCTGTGAAAGATGAGTTTGTGTATAGTTCCAGAACACTCTTGCTCCTCCATCAATAAGAACTTTAGCTCTATCTAATATGTCTTTGCCTGGATTAGATGTATCAATATTAAATGTTATGTTGCCTATGTTCTTTGTTATCTCTACAAATAATAAACCCAAATTAGCCCACCATTCTTCATCATTACTCTTTCCTTCTGTAACTATGTCTACTGCAATACCCCAATTACCCATAAGGTATTGACATATATCAAATAACTCTGGGTTATTAATAGGGTCTCCTTGCAAGCCATCCATTTTAACTCTCTTAATTTTTGCTTTAGTAATAAAATCTAAATTAAAAGAATCTTCTATTTGTTCTACTTTTAAATTATTACCTTCATCATCAGATACTTCCATTTGTACTCTTTCAGGTAACCATGGATATAGATCTGTTTCCCTATTGTAATTAAGTTCTAATTGTTTCTTTGTGAAGTCCTCATACCAATAAGGTAAAACAACTATATCACCTTCTGTTTTTTCTGGGTAGTTATGATTTGTATTTTGTATAAATGGTAACTCAGGTACTACATTACTATAGAACGCTCCCTCAAAAGAGTGGTTCTCAAATGTCATTTGATCTTCCATATCATCCCACTTTGTTAGAATATTCTCTACCTTTTCATTTCTATGACAGAAGAAAGCTAAGTTACCGTCTTCCAAATATAATTTGTCTATTCCTTTTGTTTTATATGTAAAGAATGATTTAGGATTATTTAATATAACATTTGGTGTTATAAAAATAGATCTTTCTCCTGGTTGAGTATGTTGCATTACATCTATCTCAATCCAGTCTTTGCCATACTTAGGTACATGGAAATTTATGCCTTGTAAATAACCGTCTTTTTTCTTTGTAGATTCTAGAATTTTATTTTCATCGTCATTAATGAATGCGTAAAAAACAAAAGGATCTACTAATAGCTTCTTGCACTGCGTATAAAAAGCATTTATTTGTGTCTGCGAGTAGTTACTATCTAGCTGATTTGCTATAATTGTTACCATGCCATAATCTCAATAAGTTCTCATCTTCTAATTCATCTATTTTAATTTGTTTATTGTTAGACTTTAAAACATCTACATTGAATAAACAAATTTTACAATCTTCTCTATATTTATGCCTCTCTAAATCCTCTGGAAAATGTTTGCCTCTATTGTAAGAGTAAACCCAATCATGAGGAATATTCTTCCAGAAGTCTCTTTGTCTCCAATAGTGATAGTTATCTGTTCCTTTCCAGAATGTTCTAAATATTTGTTGCTCTTCTTGTACAGCATCCCAGAATATATGTTCACATTGGTCCATGTTCCAACACATCATACTAGAGTTATAGTAAGTGCCTCTGACATCAATAAATTTTCTGTCATGTATATGTTTTGGATTCTGCCAATTTGAATGTATAATTCTAGGTTTAAGAGCTAATTCATTTAAGTCTGATATGTCGCCATGAATAAGAACATCTAAATCTAAATAACACCATTTGCCTTCGAACCCTAACCAACGATGAGAATTAAATACTAAAAATTTAGCCCTATCCCAACAATAATTTTCTTTACCGAACCAATAGTCTGGGTGTAAAGGATCTATATCAGGAATCTCAGCAGTAGAACATTTTAAATCTTTATCATCATCTGTAAAGCATGTAAATGTAAAGTCATGTTTATAATGTTCCTGTACCATACGATACAGATTGTTCACATATTCAGGTGAGTATTTAGTCCCCCACTTGATGCATACAAAGTTCATCATATTCTTTTTCAATCTCCGGGTATTGTGCTTGTCCATTTAATAAGCATATTGTATATTCAGGTCTATATTTTCTACCTGCGAACATATATGAATACACCTCTTCATTAGGTAAGTGTTCAAATGTAAATCCTTCATGGTAAAGAAAAGTATCATCACCATATGGATATTGTATGTGATATTTATGAGCATTCATAGCGTACTTCTTCCATATATGTGTTGCATCTTTCCATAACATTACACTTGAATTAAAATTACTTAGAGGGTGTTTGCTATGATATGGAAACTCATCTATAGGCATTTCCTTTATACCTTTATCTTTCCACCATGTATATGCTATAACAGGATTGCTTACACAATAATCAAACAAATGATCTATTGGTTTTTGTATTCTTATATCTAAATCTAAATATAATATAGTACCCATGTCTTTTAATTGGAACAACTTTAATTTTTCCATATTCCCCTCGGGTTCATGTTCCATATAAATAATCCCGATATCAGGGTGTAAGTCTTTGGGATCATCTGTTACGCAGACATAATTATACTTACCCTCGGTATGCTCGTAAATAGAATTTACAGCATTTGAGCTGTATTTCTCACCATATTTTAATGTTAAAATAGTTTTCATTGTAATCAGTTTTATTTATAAATAAGACTATAGAACATTTTAAGAGAAAAATTGTAGATGGCCAGTATATCAAATATCGTAATAGACCAAGGAACGACATTTAGTTTGGAGTTAAATCTCACAAATGATGATGCTAGTGCCAAGGATTTAGCAAATTATACAGTAACTTCCCAAATGAGGAAGTCTTATGATGCTGCTACATTCACAAATTTTACGACAGCGAAAGTAGATGCTACTGGAAAAGTTACAATTTCAATGACAGCTGCTGAAACAGCAGCTTTAAAAAGTGGTAGATATGTTTATGATATAGAAATTGCTTCTTCATCAGAAACATTAAGAGTTCTCGAAGGTATAGTAACAGTAACACCAAATGTTACAAGAGCATAGGAGATAAAGAATGGCAGTTAATGTAAGTGCTACACAAAACCCAATTAGTGTATCAGTAAGTACTGGTTCAACAAGGGTAGTAACATCGACAACTTCCGGTTCAGCTATAGCTACAGCTACTACAATCGAAAATCTGCAAGGAGTTGATACTTCTGCAAAACAAAATGGTTACACACTAGTTTATGATGGTACAAGTGGAAATTGGACAGCAGCACCTGCTTCAGATGTTGCATCTTCAATAACCGCTATTGATGGTGGGACTTTTTAATTATATTATATAAAGCTTTATATCATTAATATTTAAATAGACATTTAACTAGGAGAAAATAAATGGCAACAACAATTCAAATTAAAAGATCTACAGGATCAGCGGCTCCAGGAGCTTCTGATTTAGTAGAAGGTGAATTAGCGTATGCAGAAGATAGATCCGGTTCAGGTGCCTCAGCGAAACTATACATTTCATCTATTGATTCAGGTGGAAATGAAGCCATCCAAAGTATTGGTGGTAAATACTACACAGATCTAGTAGACGCAGCGACAAATGCTAATACAGCATCCGCTATTGTTAAGAGAGATGGAAGTGGTAATTTCAACGGAGGTACTATTACTGGTTCCACACTTACAGACGGTACGGCAAGTATCGCTTCTGGAGCTATTACAGGAGCTACAAATGTAACAGCTTCTGGAACAGTACAGTTTGGATCTTTATCAGACGGCACAATTACAGCTACAGCGTTTGTTGACGAAGATAATATGGCATCAGATAGTGCTACACTTATCCCAACACAGCAATCAGTTAAAGCCTATGTAGATGCTCAAGCACACATGACAGACGTCGGCATAGCCGGTGACTCTGGTACTGGAGCAATTACAGACTCAGAAACATTCACCCTAGCAGGTGGAACTGGTATTACATCAGCAGTTTCAGGCAATACTGTAACGCACACACTAGATAACACAGCGGTATCAGCAGGATCATATGGTTCAGCTAGTACTATTCCAGTTATCACAGTCGACGCTCAAGGTAGACTTACAGCAGTTTCAACAGCAGCTACAAGTTCAGCATTAACAATTGGAGCCGATAGTGGTTCTGATGATGTTGTAACAGTAGGTACAGATACTCTTAACTTTACAGGTACAGCGAACGAAATCGAAACAACAGTTTCAAATAACACAATAACTATTGGTTTACCAGACGATGTTACTATTGGCGGAAACGCTACAGTTTCAGGTAACCTAACAGTTTCAGGAACTACAACTACTGTAGACTCCACAACACTATCCGTGGCAGATCCATTGATCTCACTAGCTACTGGAAACAACACATCTGATGTCGTAGACATTGGTCTATATGGTTTAATGGACACTAGTGGTTCACAAGACTTATATGGTGGTTTTTTCAGAGACGCTAATGACTCAGGTAAATGGAAAATCTTCCAGAGCTTACAAGAAGCACCTACAACCACTGTTAATACAAGTGGAACAGGTTATGCAGCTGGTACATTAGTAGCAAACATAGAATCAACTAGTGCTACAATTACTGGTGGAACAATCACAGGTATTACTGATCTAGTAGTAGCTGATGGTGGTACTGGTGTAGGTTCATTTACAAGTAAAGGTATTCTTTACGGTAACGGAACAGGTGTTTTACAAGTTACAGCAGCTGGTACTGACGGTCAAGTCCTACAAGCAGGTTCAGGTGGTACACCAGAATTTGGTGGAGTTGATGGCGGTACATACTAACATTATAAAATAGGAATATTATTGAAATGGACGAACAATTATTAAATGAATATATTAATAACTTGGCTAATCAAGTAAATACTTTGAACCAAGAAAATATTTTATTAAAAACAAGACTCGGTTTATTAGAAAGACGAGAACAGGAAAGATTACAACAGGAAGAACTAGTTAAACAAAAAATGTCGCCACAGGAACAGGCTCCTCAACCGGAGCCTACTCCTAGCCCAGAACCAGCGAGTACATTTAAATATACTCCGGAAATGGAACAGACAAAGATTGAAGAACCAGAACCAAATGTTGAAGAACCTAAAAAGGAAGAAGAGCCTAAAATTAAATACAAAAGAGCTCAAAGACCTAAAGGTTATAATCGAGAAGTTGATGGCCCTTTGCCATTAATTCCTGAGGAAGCAGACTTATAAACAGAATCATAAAATAGGAAAACAAGAATGGCAACAGTAATTAAAATTAAAAAGTCGGAAACGGCTTCTTCAGCACCAACTACCAGTGATCTAGTAGCAGGTGAAGTTGCACTTAATACAGCAGATAAGAAATTGTATGTTAGGGACTCTAACAGTTCAATTATTACCGTAGCGAATTTTACAGAGAGTGACCAATCGTTAGTTTTTCCAACAGGAGATTATGGTTCAGTAGCATCTAGTTTAAGTACAGATGCTTTTGGTGAATTGTTGGATCAAATATACGATCTAAACTCTGCAATAAAATATCGCTTGGCAACTGAAGATTTAGGAGCACTTAGCTAATAACTATTTAACAGGAGACAATAGATGGCAGTTACAGTACAATTTAGGCGAGGTACAGCAGCACAGAACAATTCGTTCACAGGTGCTGTCGGTGAGATCTCGGTTAATACAACAAATAATTCTATTAGGGTCCATGATGGGAGTACAGCAGGCGGAACCGAGTTAATGCTCGCTTCGGCCGGTAACATTAGTGGAAACATTCCGATAGGGAATGTTTCTGGAACAATATCAGCTAGCGCATTGGACGATGGGTCTAGCATAGACGGCGGAACATATTAAATTAGGAGACAATAATGCCAACACAAGTACAATTTAGACGTGGTACAACCACTCAAAATGATAACTTTACAGGTGCAGTAGGTGAGATTTCCGTAGATACTACGCTAGATACAGTTCGAGTCCATGACGGTTCTACAGCAGGCGGACACAGACTTGCCAAATACTCTGACATAAGTGCAGGGGATATTACGGCAGTCGTAGCAGGCACAGGACTTTCAGGCGGAGCAACTAGCGGTAGTGCTACAGTAAACTTATCACACTTAGGCCTAGAAAGCTTATCAGACCCAAATGATGATCAAATTATATTTTGGGATGACAGCGCAGGAGCTACTGCGTTTTTAGACATAGGCGGTTCTTTATCAATATCAGGAACTACGCTTACAGGAACAGACACCAACACTACTTATTCAGCAGGAACAGGTGTTACATTATCAGGTACAACTTTTAGTATACCTCAGGTCATAACAACAACTTCAAATCCAACTTTTAACACAGTAATTGCAACAGGTTTAACTGATGCAGATGCTGATACAAAAATCCAAGTAGAAGAATCCTCAGACGAAGACAAGATTAGATTCGATGCAGCTGGCACAGAAGTTATGAACATGACATCAACAGGACTTTTCCCAAGTGCAGATGATACATTTGCATTAGGTAGCTCATCACTACAATGGAGTGATGTATATGTAGGTCCTGGATCACTATATGTTAATGGACAAAAAGTATTAGAAGATTCCTCAGGTTCAATTGTTGTATCTGCGGATGCTAACCAAAATGTTAGTGTACAAACATCAGGTTCTGGAGACGTCCAATTGGATGCTACAGGAAC